GGCCAGGCCCGAACCCATGGTGCCACAAAAAAAGCCCCGGCGGTTGGCCGGGGCGGGGGATGATAGATCAGCTAGAAACGATCCAAGGCTCTTTAAGGCTGTAGACCTGCACTTTGTGATCAGTCGGTTTGATGGCCTTTAAATAGTGCTTGCGGGCCTTCTCCTTGGTTGTCGTGAAGCTGTGGCCGTTGCTGGTGAAATGGGTGCCGTTAGGACGAAGAAAGATCGTCCAGCTAGCGACTGTGCAAGCCTCGCTTATGTCGTTAGTTACGATCCTCATAACGCTTTGATGGATCCACCCCTCGTCTTTGGGTTCGGGCTTGCAGGCCAGCTCAACCTCGGTAACCTGATAATCACCCCAGCGGCTTTGAAAGGTACGGACGGTCATAATTTGTGTCGGTGGTGCGTGGTGGTGGAGGCTCTCTCGCCCCCGATGCACATACTGTAGCGCCTCGCGTGACAAGGGGGAGGGAATGGGCTGGCCGGTTCATCAGCCGTAACACTCCGGATGGGCGGGCATGAAAAAGGGGGGCCGCAGCCCCCCTTGTCATTGCTCCAGGCTGGCCTCCAGGTCAATGCAGGAGGAGATCAGGCGGTCAAGCGCCGGGTAGGTATCGGATAGCTGGTCCCATTGCTCATCCGGGATCTCATCCCGCATCGCCTGAAGGGCCTGGACAACATCCTCGGCAGAGTCGAGGACGTGGCCCAGGGCTTGAATCCCGGCGACAAGCGTATTCATGTGTCGATGTGCGGTGGGTGCGCCTCGCGGCGCCCGCTCACAGTAGCGCCCCGCGTGACTGATTGGGGGTGATCCGCTGCGCTCGCTGCCGGGCCCTGGTTGCCCGGACACGGGCCGCTTTAGCGGCGCGGCCTTCCAGGGTGATCTGCTCCCAGCAGCGGCGGCAGAGGCAGCCATAGAGGCCGCTGCGACCGCGGCCGCAGGAGGCGACGCACAGCAGCCGCTGAGGGGGTGGTAGATCGCCGGCCTGTCGTTGGCGCTGGCGCCGTTTGCGCTCGGCGGCGGAGAGCATGGAGGGAGGAACGTTCATGGTTGGCAGCGTGTGTGGTGTGCGGGGAATGCCGACGATCTGGCAGGCTCCCCGCGGGCCAGGGGCCGAAGCCCCGGAGGGGGATCTCTCCCCCCGATGCAGTTACTGTAGCGCCTCGCGTGACAAGGGGTAGGGGATCGAGCGGCCGGTTAACAGATTGTCGCAATCCGATCCAGTAGGCTGGCTGCGGTGTGCTGGTGGTCCCCGGCTGCAGTGACTGGCCGGGGATTTTTCTACGCCTGCCCCAGCAGCCGCCGGACGCGATAGCGGGAGCAGCCCAGCCGCTGAGCGATGGCGCGCTGGCTGAGGCCGCGGCGGTGCCAGCGGCGGGCTCGATCGCCGTCGGATTCCAGGGCCCAGGCCAGCAGGAGGGCAGGCAGGAGCAGCAGGGCGAGGGCCCATGCAACGAGGCAGGTAGCGGTCATGGTTGGGAATGCTGTGGGGTAGCGGCCAGGGGGCAGCGCCCGCACCTGACGAGGGGAACGGTAGCAGGGCCGATCGCCTATTGCCAGGATCTTGCCGAGGCGCTAAGATCCGGACGTGCCACGCACACCACCACACATGCACGCATTGAACGACCCGCCCGAGCTGCGGGCCCGACGCTTCGAAGCAGAGGCTTCTTTTTCTGTGCACCTCTGTGCACTGCAACAAGCCACCGGCCTTGAAGCCACAACCGCAACCCTGCTCAATGCCGCCAATCGCCACGGCTTTTCATGGCAGTTCATGGCTGCAGAGCCTCCCTACGTAGAGGTTCTGCTGCGCCACAATGAAGGCGGCATGGTTCGCCACACTGGCATCCATCCCACAGCCGTTCTGCTGGGCCTGCTCGGTTGCCTGCCGCCCGACCTGGTGCCCTCGTGGATGCTGGAGCAGGAGCTGCAGGAGGCGCCAGAGGCGGTCTGCTCCGTGGTTGTCACGCCCGAGCCTGAACCTGCAGCGGCCCCCGCTCCAGAAGCCGAGCCTGCCCCTGAACCTGCAGCGGCCCCAGCGCCAGAGTCTGCCGCTGTGGTTGCTGCTGCCGAATCGCTCGCCGCGGCCACAGCCGGCGAGGTAGTTCCCGAGCCTGCTGATCGATCAGCAGAGGATTCGCTGAGCGATGCCGAGAAGGCCACCGCTAAAGCGATGATCAAGGGCATGACAGCAGACCAGCGGAAGGCCTTCACGATTGCCTTCCGCCATGCCTTCAGGGTGCCGGCAGATCAGACCGCTATCGCGCCACTGATTGCCAGTTTCAAGCATCTGGACTTCATTGATCGTTTCACCGGCGAGGCCGCCGGGCTGGTGCGGCCATGAACGATATTTGCACCCGAGCCGTGCTGCGCGATGCGCTCTCACAGCTCCAGCGGGTCAGCGACTCCCACCAGTTTGAGCTAAACAACCTGGCCGCTGAAGCTGGCCAGAAACAGCTAGGACCCCGTGGCATCGGCCGCCTGCTCTCCCTCAGCCGGCAGGTCGAGACACTGGAGCGGCTGAGCCGTGAGCTAGCCGAACTGCTGGGGGTGCCGCCCCCGCCGCGTCAACTGGCGCCAGTTCCGCCGCGTGAGATCACCGCCGCATGAAGCGCCAGCAGTCACCCGAATCACCGAAGCGCAAGCGGCGGCCCAGCCTGCCGGGGCCTGCCTCCCCTCCGAAGGTGGTCTATGGCGCCCCTCAGGCCCCTGCCTTTCGGTCGGTGGTCGTGGTGGTGACGCTACGGCCTGACGCTGCTGCAGCCGTCATGGCGCTAGTGCAGTCCCACGGGCTCAGCCGTTCTGGTGCGGCCCATCATCTGATCCGCCTCGGTGCGGGTCTCCCCCCTCTGTCCCCTCTCAACTGACAACCCATGGCATCAGAAACCTTCTACTCACCTAAGGCCCCGGTTCGCTACGTCCACCTTATCCAAGCCGACGAATACAAAGGGAAATGGTCTTATTCGGTTGAAATGATTCTCGACGAATCCAACCAAGCTCATAAGACATTCCTTGCAAAACTTGAAACCGAATTTGCAGCGCAGCATGGCGCCAAGAAAAAACGAGCGCCGCATGGTGCGCCATGGGCGCCAATCGATGGGCAGCCCGGCAAAATCCGGGTTAGGTTCAAAGCAAGCCGATTCCAAAATGACGACGGCACTTTTAGCAAAGGGCCAAAGTTGGTTGATGCCAAGAAGCAGCCATGGAACGGCGCCGAAATTGGCGGTGGCTCTGAAATGATCATCGGGTTTTCTATCCGAGGATGGGACGGAGAAGAAGGCTGTGGCATTACTTTATTGCCTAAGGCTGGCCAGGTTCTATCTTTTGTTCCCCGCGAGGATGCCGGCGATAAAGTCGCCGAAGGATTCGAGGAGCAAGAAGGCTTCAGCGTGGCCGACCCCAGCGGCTACGTGGATGAGTTTGGCGATGAGGAGCAGCCGTTCTGATGTCACACCTCGAACGCCTGGCCGCTGCGGTTACCATCATGGGGATTGCTTTTGCAGTAGCGATCCTCACCCATGGTGGTGATCCACTGTTCCCCATTGTGCTTGCAGTTGGGGCCCTTACCATGGCTGCCTTGTAGCCATGAAAAACGATGCCATCACCTTCTGGCATAACCAGGCAGGCCGGCATCCGCTGCTAACACCTGCCGAGGAAATCAACCTAGGCGGCATGGTTCGCGCCTGGCGGGATCATCCTGCCGGGCCTGACCTGGCACCGGATGTAATCCGCCGCCGCGGCCTCAGGGCCAGAGAAAGGATTATCAACGGCAATTTAAGGTTGGTGATCAATGCAGCCAACAAACAGCGCCGCGGCCTTGGTGCCCACGTTACCGATGCTGATCTGCCTGATATTTTGCAAGCTGGCGCTCTGGGGCTTGCCCGTGCTGCGGAAGGATTCGACCCTACCAGAGGGTACAAGTTCTCCACCTATGCTTATTGGTGGATCCGACAAGGTATCAACCGTTGGCGGGATTCATCAAGTTATGCCATCCGGCCGCCGTCTCATCTGGCGGATGTAAAACGAAAGGTTTACCGGATGCAACAACAGCTGACAATCGAGCTGGACCGGCAGCCGACACAACTGGAGCTAGCGACAGCGCTAGAGATGAAGCCGGAAGACCTGGCGCGGTTGCTGGTGATGAACGCCCCGGTAGGGAGCCTCGATGCACAGGTAGGAGGGCCGGAATCATCACCGCTCATTGACCTGCTGGCAGCCCCGGAATTGGAGGAATCAAGGGTAGGCGTTTTGCTGGCAGCAGTCGATCGGTTACCGGATGATCAACGCGGTCTGATCTGCAAATACTATGGCCTCGATGGCCATGATCAGCTGGCACTCAAGCCGCTGGCCAGGGCTGAAGGGATCACGTTCCACAAGTTAAAGCAACGGTTACGGGCTGCGGAATTGAGGCTACGGCTGATGATGCAGGACCCGGAGATCATGCCAGCTGCTACCGGGCTGGCGCAACAACTCACCATCACCACCATTTGACACCATGACGCACACCCAACCGCCGGACCTGCAGACGATGACGGCGCGGCGGGTCCACAACCTGCCGCCAGAGTGGCGGGCTGGCGTCTACCGGAGCTTGCATCCCCTGGGCTTCGAGTTGATCGGTGCGGTGCCGATCGGCACTATCAGCCGCGGCCCACGCAAGGGCCGGCCGAAGTGGCCGCCACGGAACCAGTGGCGTGCTGTGGTGATCAGCGCCGAGCAAGTCGCCGAAACCCGGCGCCAGTGGGAAGCGGAGACCGGCCTCTGCAGCCATTGCGGCGGCAGCAGGAAACAGGTGAAGTCGATAGGGGCCCGGGGGTCTCTTTGGTACCAAACGTGCACGGCCTGCGGTGGCACAGGAAATGCAGGAGGGGGGCAATGACCCTAGAGCCCCCCACGCTGGCTGATCTGTTGGCCAGGCGTCATCAGGTGGCCGATGCCACCCTGCTCGACTGGGCAGAGGTGACGAGCCTTGCCAGCCGATCGGGTCGGGTTTGCAGCGATCAACTGGAGGCCTTCTGGCAGCTGTCGCAACCTGCCGTATCGCGGCGCCTCCGCCGGCTGGTAGCCGCTGGCCTGCTCCAATACCGGGCCGGGGGCGGCTACTACCGCCTGCGGCCTGGCCCTTCGACCCTCGCCATCTGACACCATGACAACCGACATAGCTGCAACCCTTACCGAGCGCGGCCAGCGTTACGGCAGTTTCATTGGCCACGCTGAGGTAACCCAAGACCTGAAAGGCTGCATCACAGCCCATCTGGTGGCCCGCTCCAAGGTGCTGGCGGCAGATCAGCAGGAGGCCCTCGACATGATCGCCCACAAGATTGGGCGGATCATCAACGGCGACCCTGACTATCCGGACAGCTGGCTCGATATCGCCGGCTATGCGCAGCTGGTGTTCGATCGCCTCAATGGGGTGGAGCGGTGAGCTCACCGCCAGACGATCCAATGCCATAGCCGGATGGGCCACGGCGGCGGTTCCGCAATCGCCGCCCGTAGTTCCAGTTCCCCCACCCGCATCATTGCCTGACGGAACAGGCACTCCAGCTCTGCATTCCGCACCAACAACGAATCGAGCCGGGCGTGTGCCTCGTGAGGGTGCAGCCTTGGTACCTCGCGCCTAGCCTGCTCTAGCCGAAGCTCAGCGGCCAGACTCAACCTACGCTCTAGCCTCCAACCTCCCATGGAACCATCCCCTGCAGCGTGCCCACAGTCTGGCGATGATGGCCAGCCCTATGCAAGCCGCGACGCGGAGGGGGGCTGCTGTTGGGAGGTGTGCGCCGGTGATACGTGCCTGCAGGATCGCTGCCGCTCGCGCCTGGTGGCCCGCTATCACGCCTTCCTGAACCGCCAGGGGCAAGCGGCGCCGGCTAGCTGAACAGCCACGCCCAGCCGCTGCTAGGCCCCTCTGCGAGCCAACGAGGATTAAGGTTGCGGTAGCTGTACCGCTGGCCCTTGCCAGCATCACCACCGACCCTGGCCCACCCGCCGCGGATCAGATTGATCTCACCGTAGGGGTCGTTGACAATCCAGCCGTCAGCCTCGAATCCATAGGCGGCGATCCAATGGCCCCCGCCGGATGGTGCCGCTACCGGGCCATGGTGCAGAATCCCCATGCAGACGGGTAGACCGCTGCGGATCTCGGCCTGGGCCTGTGCCGCGGTGCAGTGCTGAACGAATCGAGCTCGCACCCCCAGGCTGGCCAGCGCCTGCCGGTGGGCATCCTGGCTAGTGGTATCGCCGAACCGCTGAACCACCCGGAGGTAGTCCAGATCATCGCGGATGCCGCCGGCCCCCAGATAGGCCAGGCACATGGCGATCGAGGAGGTCTGGCATTGACGCCACCCCTCGGGGCCGTTGTCGAGCTGCGGGAACCAGGGGAACCGGGCCAGTGGGTTGGCAGGTCGGATCGCCTGCGCTGGCTCCTGCTCCGGCTGTTTGCCATCCTGGCTCCAGACACTGAACCAAGGCCGATCGCGGCGCATCGCTGCTTCGTAGCCGTTGGCCTTCAGGTCGTCTTCCATCTCGCCGATCGCCGCCCGTTGATGCGGCAGCCCCCGGTAGAACCGGAACAGCTGATCTAGCGTGATGGGTGCAGGGTTGGCCATGATCAGTAATGAGAGACAAGAGTGACGGCTACGTCATACAAGCCGCCAGACTTTGGCGTTTCGGAGATCGGCCCACCGTAACGGTAGGACATACCAGATAGAACCACATCATAGAGAGTGGCATGGGTGCGCCATAACTCCACTGGAATGTCGAACGGTAGTACGGTGCCACGTTGGCCGCTGTAGTGGTTGCGGATCAGTTGCACCTGGGCCAGCGTCAGATCAGGAAACAGCAGATCAATGGGCACATCAGCCGCCAGTGGTGAATGCAGAAACACGGTGGCATCGCCGTTCTGGCCGCTGATGGCTGAGAGCAGATGGGCACCGAGGCCGTAGCGGCGGTCGATCGGCTCCAGGGCGGGGAAAATGGCCATCAGACCGGCGGCGGCAAGGGGATCTCCCAGCGGATAAACGAAATCGAAAGGGTACCGTTGGTCACAATGAGATCCTCTCCGTTATCGACACAGCAAACCAACTCATCAGCCGATGCAGCACCGCCGCGGCTGCGGTAAACGATTAACTTACGGGCTGTGGTTGTAATGCCGGTCCAAGACACGGACGGGATTGTAAGGGTCCCTAGGTTGTTGGCATTACTGACAGCAAACGTCGGCACGATCACGATGCCGCCTGCTGTGTAGCCGGTTCCGGTTGCCTCGTTAGTGATGTCGCTTCGCTTCGTATGGGTTGCCCGATTCTCAGTGTATGCGCTAGTGGTGAGCAGCGCCTTGTAGGTGTGCGTAGTGTTGCAGTTGCCTGCAAACACATCACCTAAGAATGAGTTGTAGACAATCGACGCCATGGTGCCTACCGGATCATCGCCATCATAGCCGCGGCCAGCGCCTGCTAGCTATTCGGCCAGGGGGCGGTAGGCAGCGGATAGCTGGCAGTGCTCCGGGCTGCTCCTACGGTGATCCGGGCTTCTGCCAAATAGCCTTTGTAGTCGCCGCGGTAGATGGAATAGCCAAGGTTAGTGATGCGGATCAGGTTGTTATTCACCGTGCCGGCGGTTGTGACCAGGCTACCGTTAATGAACAGTCGCAGGATGCCACCGGCTCGCGTGATCCTGAACCAGTATGCCGTATTGGCCACAATGGTCCCAGCAGCGCCCCCGTATAGGTCCACCGCACCCCAGTAACAATTTAGACGCCCGTTGATGATGCCCATTGCCTGCCAGTTATCGCCATGGGCAGCACTACCAAAGATGCCAACGTCGCTGGTGTCTTCGGGTCTGGCCCATACATCAAGGCAGGCATCCTGCCCGGCACCGATCACAACCTCAGGGAATGCTAGGCGATCAGTGGTGCCATCAAAGTAAATGCTAGACCCACTAAATACGTATTGCGCGGTGCTAGTCTTGGTGTTACCAACCACCGTGATAGCACGGGCATAGCTAGAGGAATCAGTAAAGACCTGCGCGTTGTTGGCACCGTTGCCGTGAATCAGCAGCTGCACCTGGCTAAAATCGGGATCACGGCTTAGCCTTGTGGCTGGTGACCTGAAGATCACACCAGCCGCAAAGCCAGCGCCGCGCACTAGGGAGCTACTGGGGGATCGCCAATACACATCGCGAAATCGCGTGACATTGCGAGGGATGGCGATGAACTCACAAGTTACGTCGAACACGTTGGCATAGAGATCTACCACCTTCGGCTCGCCCGCCCATTTCCAGACGTAGCCGGATGGCGTCTGATCTGCTGACAGCGTGGTAGTGGAAAACCCGAAATAGTCGAAGCCGGAGCGGTGGCCGCGGTAGTGGTTGCGGATCCATAGGAACTCCTGCTCTGTCAACCCCTGGAAGGTCAGCGACAGGCCGCGGCCAATCTCGCTAAATCCATGGCGGATGATTGACTTGCCGCCGTTCATCGCCTGGTGTGGGCTGCTAGGCCAGACGCCATAGGTGACCGGCGCAGCCGCAGGGATCAGATCAGGGAACTGGGTATTCATGGCGCCGGAATATCGTAGACCTGGCCTGGATAAATCACATCAGGATTAGCGCCGATCGTGCCAGAGTTGGCAGCGTAGATGAGCGGCCACTTCCGACCATCGCCGTAGTATTTTTCTGCGATGCCCCAGAGCGTATCTCCCTTCTGCACTGTGTACTGTTCAGGGTAGGTCACATCCTCGGGAAGCTCGCAGCCATCAATGGGACCCAGGCTAACGACGGACCTTAGCAACAGGGGATAGTCTAAGAATTGATTATTGCCATTCAGGTCTGTCCACGCCATGGTAAAACCAGGGCCACCGGCGCCAGGGTTGAACGGTGGGCCTGTCTGATCAGAGAATGATGGGCCGCTGTAGTTTGGCAGAAGGTTTGTATAGACTAGCTCCGACTTAGCGTTGATGGTCATCGTATAGCTTAGCGATGACGTAGGCGTCCACAAGTAAACAATCTCCGCCTGGTAACGCAGTCCCACGTAACCCAACGGGCAATCCTCGCCATTGGTGGCGGTGCCGCCGGGGCCACCATCGCCCGGTGCAGGCGGCACGGTGCCACCGCCCGACCCTGGCACTGGCGCCGGCGGGCTGTCGGACCATGCCCCACCGCCAGGCCCCCAGGGGATCTGGTTTGTCCAGCTGCTCCAGCTCTGGGTGCCCGGTGCACCCCCGCCGCTACCGCTGCCGCTGCCGCCTGTCCAGAGTGTTGGCAGGGATGATCCGGAGGGCACCAGTGGCGTAGCGCCGTTGGTGGTGGAGGCCGGCACTGTCGTATCAGTCGCGGCCCCTGGAATGTCGCCAGTGGCGCCGACCCGCTGACTAGGCAGAATCACCCCAGGCGGTGTCACCTCTGCTACGGCCCTGGCAATGATGCTCCGCCCGGTGGCATCTACCGGTAGGTGGCTGAGCGTCAGTTGCTCCTGGCCTGTCCAGTCGGTTCCCACGGATTCGACCGTATAGAAGTGATTGAAGACGCCAGCCGCCTCCCTATCAGATTCGACCTGCAGGAATATCTGCACTACGTCGCCCTGTTCAATGGCGCTGGTCTGTGTGCCAGGCCTGAGGTTCACCGTTGCGGTATGGGTTGACATTGTGCGCCGCGCCAGCCGATACGCTCCGACCCTGGCAGCATGAAGCTCAGTGGTAGCAAATTGGCTGAGGTCATACTGCTCTGGCGTTGTACTGTTGCCATCGCCTACCGGCAGGGTGCGGACAATCGGCACATCGGCATCGTCGTACTGCTGACGCCAGATCATCTGTAGCAGCGGCAGCCGCCTCGTTGCCGCATCGGTGTAATCGATCTGCAGCGAATCCGGCAAGACGATTGATTCAGTCAGCACCCACCGCGGCACGATTGCCGCAGTCTTGATGGTGCCGTCATTGTTGGTCTGCAGCAGGGGCCGCAGCCCGTACCTGCCGCCTACCCTCGTCTCGCGCAACAGGAAGTGGGGCAGGATCCCCAGCAGCCAATCCCCGAGATTGACGGAGGCGCTGAACTCGCCATTGCACCAGAGGCCGTTGGCCTCTACAAACCTGGCCGCGGCGGTGAACGAGGCTAGATCGATCATCGCAGCCGGCACCCTGCCCGACCGCTGCAGCGCCCATAGCACCAGGTCGGCGATGTTGTCGGACGAACCGACCACGCCATCTAGCAGCCGGCCCCGATCGATCTGCAGCCCATCCCTGATGAACAGGTTCCATCCCTGCCGCCAATCATCAGAGCCACCGGGGAACGTCGCTCCGGCCTCGATGGTGGTGATCCCCTCGTAGTTGCCGCCGCCGCCGCAGTACGTCGGGAACGTCGGCACCGTGTAACCGGTCTGCGCAGTGGCGACATTCCCCGGTAGCCAGCTTCCGGCACGGATGCCGTAGTTCTGCGAATAGGTCCCGATCCGACTCTCACCGCAGCGCACATCCCGCCGCTGAATGGAACCGATCCGACCCTCGGAAACCGCCATATGGTAGCGGCTGGTTACCGTGCTACTGGTGTTCTCGAACCTGCATTCCGTCGCACGCGGGAACACCAGCACCCCACCGACGTTGCCGCGGCGGCGGCCGAAGACCACCGGGATAGGCTCGCCGATCGCCATTGCCGTCTGCGTCACCTGGAGCGGTGAGTTTCCAGCCGCCGCGGCCTGTGCCGCTGGGGGGGGCGGGAGGCCTGCTGCTGCCTCGCGCTGTGCTGGTAGGGCCAGCCTGGGGGATGGGGTGCCGCTGAGATCAATCCCCTGGGACCGGGCCTGCTCGACCTGGAACGGATGCCAGGGCTGATTGATCGGCTTCGAATAGCTGACCTGTCCATCACCAGGCCGGCTGATCGAGAATGCTGGCGGGCATGATCAGAACCTACAGGGAACGCCAATCAGTGCGGTGGTCGCTGCCCTGGGGGGGAACTGTGCACCGACAGGCGAGAGAGCCGAGCCGAGCTGCAGCGTGATCGAGGTAAGGCCGCCGGATGCGCTGATCACCTCCCCTACGGTGGAGCTCGTCAGCACAGCACCAGCCGGCGGGCCAGCGTCGGCGCTCCCATCATCGAGCGCGGCGTAAACCTCGATCGTCGCCAGCCATGTCCCTAGCAGCGCCTGCTCCGCCAGTGCTCGGATTGAGGGGGTAGCCGGCAGGGTCAGCGTGGCTTGTTCGGCGCCGGCCTGGCCAGACAGCAGCCCCCCCCAATCGAATTGCTGGTAGTCCCATTGAAACCCATCCCAGGTAACGGGCCGGTTGATCCAGGCAGATTGCCAGCGAGCGGATACCGCGGCGCCATCGCCGAGGGTGACCCGCACCATCTGAGCCCGATTCATCGGGCACCTCCCATGACGGCGCGGCCGCTAGGGGAACGGAGGCTGCCGTAGACCGCGGCGGCGGTAGCCTCCATCGCCCGCTGTAGATCCTCGCGCCGGACCCACTGGGAACCGTCGGACTGCTGCAGAACCGGGCCGGTCTGAATCGTCAGCGTTAGCGACCCGGCACCGGTGCCTGGCATCGTGTGGTCGATCACGGTTTCTCTCGGGTGGAGGATGGCGGGGAATCCGCCGCGGCCATCGACGCCACCAACCCTGGGGCCATCACCGGTGTAGCCGCCACCCTCGAAGCTGGGGGCACTCAGGAGCGGCAGGGTCGGCAGCTGGGGCAGGCGCAGGGTAGAGGCCAGTTGATTGGCTGCGCTGATCGCCCGGTTGATCTGCGACAGGACGCCATTAACCGCGCCGACGATGGCGCCGATGATGCTGTTCAGCACCCCACGGATGGCGCCGACAGCTTGGATGAAAGGCGCCTTGATGGCATCACCCAGGCTGCCGAGCAACTTACGGGCGCCATCTACAAGCCCCTTGATCCAGCCGCTGAGGGCTGTGAAGCGATCCTGCAGCCATTCCCAGGCGGTGGTGATACCGGATTGAATCGCCTTGTTGACGCCATCCACGGCGCCCATTACGAGCTCTCCAATGGCCTTTAGTGCGCTGCCGATTTCATCCCTGAAGTCCCAAACCAACATGCCGATGGCGACCAGTGCAGCCCCAATCAGGATCGGCCAGCCAGTAACTCCAGCAACCGCCATGGCGGCTGTGCTGAGTATCACAATCAATGGAACGAGAGACTCTCCTAACTTGCCTGTGCTATTGATTAAAGAATCAAGCTGCGTATCAGCTGTTTGGTAGCTTTTTATCAGCCACTCCCAGGCGGCGCTAATGCCGTTTACGATTGCCTTGTTAATGCTGTCTACAGTATTCCATACTGTATTAAAAAGAGCCACTAGTCCGTCTCGGATCCCCTTGTTGATGCCATCCAATGCACCCCAGACGGCTTCCCCAATGGCCTTCAGTGCGCCGCCGATCTCATCTCTGAAGTTCCAGACCAAAACACCGATAGCGACCAGTGCGGCACCGATCAGGATCGGCCAGCTGGCAACGCCGGCCACAAGGGTTCCAGCCGTGGTTAGCACGGTGATGATTCCTGCAATGATCGGCCCCAGTGCGGTGAAGCCAATAGCCAGCACCGAGACCAGGCCGATGATGGATTGCATCCAATCGGGCAGCTTGGTGAATGCATCGACTAGGGCAGTGACGCCCGTAACCATCAAGTCAAGCGCAGGCAACAACGCTACCGTCAGGCCTGCAGCCAAGCCCCCGACCTTGCCGCTTAGCGCTGTCATCTTGTCGCTGTATTGGTCAGCCTTCTCAGCGAAGGCCGCCGTCATCTTAATTTTTAGCTTATCGATAGCATCGCCGCCCATATTCAACAGGGGAATCATTTCAGCGCCAGACTTACCGAATAGCTGCATCGCTAGCGCTGTCTTCTGTACGCCATCTGGCATGGTCTTAAACTTGTTGGCGATCTCTAGCGTTACCTGATCAGCACTCTTCAGCTTGCCTGCTGCATCCGTTGCACTGATACCTAAGGTCTTCAATGCTTCAGCAGTGGCACCCTTCCCAGTCTGCGCAGTTTCGTATAGCCCTTTGCTCAGCTTGCCTAGGCTTTTAGCTACATTGCCCAGATCAGTTCCTGTGGTTGATGCCGCCTTTTTGAACTTCGCCAGCGCTTCCACGCTGACCCCTGTACGCTGTGCCAGGTCGTACATTTCATCACCGGCGGCAATCGTCTTCGTGACCAGCGCCCCCAGTCCGCCGATAGTGGCCACCGGCGCCAGTGCGCCTAGTGCTCCGCCCAGTAATCCGCCTTGAGTCGTTAGATTCTTCGCTGCGGACTGCAGCCCATT